TATGAGACAAAAGCATGAAGATATACCGTTTGTATATTTCTTTTGGAGTTATAATCCACCTCGAAATCCGTATAGTTGGATAAACTTATGGGCGGAGGAAATGAAAGAAGAAGATGATTATTTAGTACATGAATCTAGTTACCTTGATGACACGCTAGGTTTTGTAACCGAGCAAATGTTAGCTGATATAAATAGGATTAAAAGAAATAATTTTGATTATTACAGGTATTTGTATTTAGGTGAGCCGGTCGGTTTAGGTGATAATGTTTATAACATGGATTTATTCAAGAAATTAGATGAATTGCCAAAAGATGAAAGAATAATCAAGCTATATTTTGCCACAGATACAGGGCATTCAGTATCAGCAACAACAACATTGGCGTTTGGATTTACAACAAAGAAGAACATTATATTACTAGACACAAGTTATTACAGCCCTCAAGGAAAAGTTGTTAAAAAAAGTCCTGAACAGTTATGCAAGGATATGAGAGAGTTTTATACTAATACGGTTAAAAAATATCCTTATCCAATTGTACAAAAGACAGTTGATTCAGCAGATGGAGCAATCAGAAATCAGTATTTTAATATGTATGGTGAAAGGCTGCATCCAGTCGCAAAAGACACAAAAGTAAATATGATAGATTATGTAATCGACCTGTTAAGTCAAGGCCGATTTTTTTATTTAGAAACAGATAATAACAAGATATTCATTGAAGAGCATAAGCAATATAGGTGGGATGAGAAAAGCATTGAATCAAATCCCGATAATCCTAGTGTAATCAAAGTAGATGACCATACTTGCGATGCGTTTCAATATTTTGTTAAGGATAATTTGAGAGATTTAGAACTCAAGTTTTAGGAGTGAAATATGTTTGATGGCATAAAAAAATGGTTTAGAAGAGTAGGAGTTAAAATGGGCATACTTAAAGAAATACAATCCATACAAGAGCATCGAAAAATAGATTTAGCAGATGAATTTTTTGATAGGATTGAGAAAAATAAAGGCATATATAAAGGCTATGTTGAAGATTGGCACAAGATAACGTACAGGAATTCAAGCGGTAAGAGAAAAGAGCGTACAATGCGTACCCTTAATATGGGCAAGGTATTACCTCAAAAAATGGCACAGCTTATCTTTAACGAAAAATGCGTTATCGATGTATCAAGCAAGGATATTGATTCAAGCAATGAGAATGTACGAGATGAGGCAAAAGAATTTATCAATGAAGTATTAAATGATAATAATTTTTATCGTGATTTTCAAAGGTATTTAGAATACGGTTATGCATTGAGTGGGATTGCAATCAAGCCATATTATGATGAGGGCAAGATTAAATTAGCGTATGCGACAGCTGATAGCTTTATACCGTTGTCAAATGATGCAAATAACATTGATGAGGCTTTATTCATAACTAGAGAGAAGAAAGAAGAATTACATTATACATTGCTTGAATGGCACGAATGGCAAGGTGATATATACGTTATAACAAACGAATTATATGAATCTCAATCAAGCGATAAATTAGGGCGTAAAGTATCGTTAAACACGATATACGAGGGCTTAGAGCCTAGAGTTGAGATTGAAAACTTATCAAGACCTTTATTTACTTATATTAAATTAAATACGGCTAATAATAAGGACTTAAACAGTCCATTAGGTGTATCTATATTTGAGAACTCATACGATACATTGTATTTACTTGATTACTTATATGATTACTTATTGCATGAATTCAAGTTAGGTAAGAGAAGAATTGCAGTTGATTACTCAATGATTAGACCTCATATATTAGAAGATGGCACGGTAAGAGAAGTATTTGATACAGATGATACAGTATTCAAGGCTATTAATAGCGAACAACAAGGCGTACAAGACTTAAGTGTAGGACTTAGAATTGATGAGATTGTAAGGGCATTAAATACAGCGTTAGATACTTTAAGTATGCAAGTTGGATTTAGTTCGGGCACATTCACGTTTGATGGTAATTCAGTAATGACAGCAACCGAAGTTGTATCAGTGAATTCACAAACATATCAAACAAAGAACAGTCACGAGACAATTGTTGAGCATTCATTAAAGCAATTAATTATATCAATCATTGAATTAGCTAATATGTACGAGGTTTACAATGGCACTAGTGATGTTGATGTTGCAATTGATTTTGATGATTCCATAGCTCAAGATAGAGAGCAAAACTACTCATATTATGCATCAGGTTATAGAGATGGTTTAATTCCTAAAAAAGAAGTTATTAAAAGGGTTTACAAACTAACAGATAAAGAGGCTGAGGATTGGATTGTTGAAATAATCAACGAACAAGCCCAATCAATGGCAATGGTACAAGGGTTCACGGCTGATGATGCTGATTTATACGGAGTTGAGGGGGCATCTAACCGAGAGGATGTAACAGATGAGGAAACAAGATAAGGCTTTACAGATAGAAAAAGACTATCAAGACATAGAATATCAAATAATCATTTTAACGGCCTTATATTTGAATATAGAGGGCATAGACAACATATTTGAATGGCAGCAATCGAATATTGAAAAGATAAAGCAATTTGAAAAAGAAGTACAATCAATTATCGTTGGAAATGTTGGAAATACAAAAAAGAGCATTAATGAATTCCTTGATTCAGAAATTACAAAATCAAGTGAGAAGTTTGATAAGTCAATGCAAACAATCATAGACAAAAAAGTTCGTGAATATATCAGTCCTCAAAATGCAATGAGAGAAACAAAAGAAGAAGTTGAGAAGATTATATATGAGAGTATGAATAAACTTAGCAGAGGCGTTTTAAGCGGCTCTAAGCAGGTTTATAAAGATATAATCAAGGAATCAGTTGATGAAGTTGTAAAAGGGCATAAAGCGGCAAATCAAGCCGTTAGTGATGTAATTAAGAAATGGTCAGAAAAGGGCATACCCTCATTAATGAGAAAAGATGGAGCAATGTATACGCCCGATGGTTATGTACCAATGGTTATAAGAGCAGCACAAAAGAATGTATCAACAACGTTACAAGATAAGAGATTGGATGAATATGATATCGATTTAGTTATGATATCAAGCCATATAGGCAGCAGACCAAGTCATGCACCATTTCAAGGAAAGATATACTCAAGAAGTGGACTAAGCGATGAATATCCACCGTTAGAATCAACAGGATACGGTCAAATTGATGGACTTATTACAGGCATTAATTGCAGACACGTAATGTATCCATATATTGAGGGTATCACCGAAAATAATTACAAAGAGTATGATACTCGAGAAAACGACAAAAGATACAAAGAACAACAGTATCAAAGGAAGTTAGAGCGTGATATTAGACATGCTAAAAGAAGTCTAGATGCATTAACTAAGGTTGGAGCAAATGAACAAGCGATAGAAAAGGCTAATCAATTAGTTAAAAATAGACAAGCAAGAATGAGGCAACATGTTAAGGATACAGGATTAACAAGAAGATACGAAAGAGAGAGGGTTTATGCTGAATAAAAAACAAATCATATATGCGTTAGAAGAGGTCGCAGATGAGACAATAGAGGGCATTAAATTAAGCGAGGTTAGGTTAGATGAGGGCAAGACAAGTATATCAATAGACTTAGTTATAAAAGCTCCTAGAATCGAAAATAACGATATTAAAGCAAACTTAGATGCTAACAAAGTGAAAGCAAACGATATGGAAAGCATTAGAAAATCACTTTTAGGTGAAGATAAGTAAATTTTTTTATCCACAAATACAATCAAGAATTGTCAATAAGTGGATAACTCACAATTAATAGTTGGAATTAATGACTTTTATTTGTTAGTCGTTAAAGAAACAAAAGCAATTTATTACCTATATTTTAGGAGGATTTAATGGAAAACAACACAAATGTTGATGTGACAACAGAAAATTCACAAGTAGAAAATGTTACTCAAGCACAAGATGCACAAGCAGAGGTGCAAACAGATAGCAAGGAATCTAATGAAAGAACATTTACTCAAGAAGATGTGAATAATTTAGTTGCTCGAGAAACTAAAAAAGCACAAGAGAAAATTTTCAAGGAATTAGGTTTCGAAGACATTAAAAGTGCAAAAGATGGATTTAATAAATTCAATCAATACTTAGATTCACAAAAGACAGCCGAACAAAAGCGTGAAGAAGAATTTCAAGCGATTAAAGCTAAAAATGAAGAATATGAGGCAACAATCTCAAATCTTTATGCAAATAATGCAGCTCTTAAATTAGGCGTATTAAATGAATCGATTGAAGATGTAATTATTTTAGCTCAA